AGAAGTAGACGGTTCTTATACTTTCAGTGATATAAAAAAACTTGAAGAAGAGATATACAAAACTGTAAATCCTAAAGATATAACTGATGCTTACAATAAAATAATGTCTAGCCCTAAACTATTCAATAAGTTTATGCAAGGGCCTTTTGGGTCTCTAATAACCGACAAAATAAAAAATCTTACGGTTCAAGTAAATGCTAAAGCTCCTTCCGGTAAAAAGTTAACTTTTTTTCAGACTTTTATAAATCTTAAATTTAGTAAAGGCGATATAGTTAGAAGGAAAAGTGGTAATACCTACAGATTCTATTTAAGTAGTGCTTTTGAGCGTAAACTAGTTAACGAGACTAAAAATAAGCTACTTAAAAATGCAGTAGGCACTATAGCGGCAGACATAGAAGACGCTCTATCTTTTAATTTAAAAGGTAAAACAGGGCTACAGCAAATATTGCAAACAGAAGGTAATCTAAAAGACTTAGTTAATAGTCTATCTTTTAATTCTTTTGAAGCGTTAATACCTTCTGGCGGCTCTATTGATTTAAATTTTGGGGTAGATGCTACAAACCTCTTAAACTCTTTAAACTCCAAAATACCTAAAATACTGGCGTCTAACTTAGCTCCCGCAGCTAGTGTTAAAAAAGGTAGATTTGCTTCTGCAAGTCAATTAACTTCTCTTTTACGTCTAGAGGTGTATTCTAGAATGAAAAAGTCTGGAAAGGCAAAGCCTCCTACTTTAACGTATAGAACTGGTAGATTTGTAGAAAATCTAGAAGTTGCTCAAGTAAATTACAAAAACTCAATTATAAAATACTACTCTTTACCTCTCTATTATTCTTTAGAAGATTATGGGTATGAGGTAGAAGAACTAATAGAAGGCAGCATAAGAGAAATATCACAGAACTTATATTCCCGTCAGTTTAATTTAGTAAGTGCTTAACTTTAAAAATTTATAATTGCCGTAATTATTTTCCTATGATATACTCTTATCAAGTTAGGTGAAAAAATGTCTCAACGTAGAGATATAATTAAATTTATAGTAGACAATTTAAAACTTATAGACGGAACTAAATCTTCTTTAGCTCCTTACACTTTTAATACAGATTTACATTTAAATGTGTATAGAGGTTATAAGTCTATAGAAGAAATAAATGATTTCCCTTCTATTTTTATTACGGCGGGTGTCGAGTCTAGATCATACAATACGGTAGGAACCTCTCAATCTTCTTTACCTCTAATGTTAAGACTCTATACCTATGATACTGAAGAAGAACTAGTAAATACTTATGTAAACGACATAGTTCAAGATATTGAGCATGTCATTTATAACTTACCGAGAAGCTTCAGTAATTTAGAAATTTTAGATATTACAATAACATCTATAAACACTGATGAAGGACTTCTAACCCCCTATGGAATTGTAGAATTACAAGTTCAAGTAAGTTACGAAGTCACCTTATAAGGAGATAAATAAATGGCTAATTGCGGTCCTAATACACAAATTAACCTTCAGAGAAATACTGAAGTTTTCATGTCCACCGTTGACTTAAACGGTACTGGCGTTGCATCAAGCATGAACCCCCAAAACACTTGGAGACTAGAAGTTCTTGCAGGATATGCTTTCAATCAAAGCGCTACAAACCAAGATATCACAACACTAGAATCGGGTAATACCCCTGATAGATCTACTCAAAGATTTAACACAGCAGTTAACCCTGTAGAGTGGAGTCTAAGTACTTATGTCAGACCTACAGGTATGAACACTACTGACGGTAGCGATTCTGGTACTTCTAATGCTAAGCCTCTCGCTGACTGGTTCTTATGGCAGTCTATGCTGTCTAACACTAGACCTGCAGCTAGTGGGGTAGAGAGCAGCGTATGGGAAAATGACGGTATTTTTCACTTGAAACATCGCGGGTTCTCTGACAACGCTGATATTGTTGCGACTTCTAATGCTAATGTTCATGCGCATAGCTCTAACTTCCCACAAATGGAAGAGTACTCACTATACTTCAAAGTCGATAACGTTGTATACCAAGTTGGTCAAACAGCTGTTAATGAGGCGGCTGTTGATGCTGCAATCGACTCTATCGCTACAGTTAACTGGAGTGGTTTTGGTACTAACCTATTCGAATTGACTGGGGCTAGCAGAGACGATGCTATTTCAGTATTCGGCGGTACATTAAATAGTGGTACTTCTACCTCTGCAAACTCTAGTATCGACGTTGTAGGTGCTGCAGGTCAGCATTATCACCCATTTGGTACTGCTAATGTAAATTCAACTGCTACTACTGCGGACTTCATTAAAAACCGTCTAAGTTCTATCGATGTTACATCGAGTGCTTCGGGTGCTTCTAAAGCTTATACTTTCCCAGTTACAGGGTTAAGCTGGAGCTACAACAACAACGCAACATACTTAACACCTGAAGAGCTAGCATCTTTGAACTCTCCTATTGGTCAGTTTACAGGTTCTAGAACTATTACAGGCAACTTCACTGCATATTTACGTGCAGGAGGAAACCAGTCAGCAGAATTTTTACGTGATATTGTTACTAATACTGCAACACAGACTGCAGGTGCTAGCGCTAACCTACAAATTGGTGGTACAACAGCCCCGTACATGGCAATCAATATGCCATCGGTACAATTCGACTTCCCATCACACTCAATTGATGACGTTGTAGGAATTACCGTTGATTTCTTAGCCCAAGAAACAGATCCAACTTGCGGTGACGAATTCACATTCTTTGTTGGCTCAACCAACTAAGACAAAAAATATAAATCTATGATCGAGGGGGTTTCATAGATTTACTATTTCACTGGGAGGCAGCTATTCTTAACGCGCAACAAACAAACCCCCTCATTTGTTGTAAGTTAGATCGAATAGCTGCCTCTTCATTTAACAAAAGAGGGGAAAAATCCTATGAGTATGATTAAAAACTTAATGGTAAACGACGATAAAGTAGTAGACGTTCAGTTTCCAGATAGTGATAATTTTTATGTAAGCCTAGCTTACTTATCCAGAGAAAAACTAGTAAAAGTTCGTAATAGATCGCTAGTTATTAAATTTAACAAACGCTCTAGACAAAGAGAAGAAGAAGTAGATAACGATAAGTTCTTAGAAGAATATGCTAGGACTGTTATCAAAGGCTGGAGAGGCTTGACTATTCGTGAGTTAGCTCAAATTATGCCGATTGAAACTTCTGGTGCTGATCTAGATAAAGAAGTACCTTACACAGAAGAAGATGCGTTAGAGCTACTAAGAAACTCTACCATTTTTGACCAGTTTATTACCGACTGTATGAATGATTTTGAAGTGTTTGAAAGTGAAAAACAGGCCGAAGCGGTAAAAAACTAACTAGGTACATACAAGAAAACCTCCAAGCCCGAGGTATGACTAGAGAGCACTATTTTGAATTATGCGCTCAAATGGGAATAGACCCTGATCCAGAAGAAATCCCAGTAGATATATCTGATTTAAGCTACGACTGCCAAATAGCACTAACTATTTTTAGGGCTCTTCCTGATAAAATAGAAGGTATGGCGGGAGCGTACTTAGGAAAAGACTACTCCGGGCTTGGCACACTACTAGATGTATATGAAGTAGTAGATAAAAGACAAACTTTTGAGTTTATCAACATATTAAGTTATGAAACTCAAAAGCATTATCAAAGAGAGCAAAAACAAAAAGCTCGTACTAATAAAAAAAGGTAGAAGATGATTGGCGTCTAACATAAATACTAATGTAAATCTCAACATTAAATCTAAGGGAGGCGATAGAGCTGCTAAAGACGTAAATTCTGCCCAATCAGCCCTTAGAAAGTTAGGCCAAACTAGTCAAGACGTAGATAAAAGGGTTAATACCTTAAATAGGACTACTACTCGTTTAGGTCAAGCCTCCGCATCTTCTGCTAGACAATTCAGCTCTCAAGCTGCAGGACTTGGTGGTCTCGTTGGTGCTTATGCAGGCGCTGCGGCCACCATTTTTGCATTACAACAAGCTTTTTCTGCACTTAATAGAGCTGCACAGGTTGAACAGTTAATAAAAGGCACTAATACCTTAGCTGCTAAAGTAGGAGAAAATGGTAATAAAATCATAAAAAGCCTACAAGACATAACCGAAGGGCAATTAACATTAGCAGATGCCTCTGAAAAAGCTAACCTTGCATTATCTTCTGGGTTTTCTACAAAACAAATAGAAGACCTAGGTAAAATAGCTACTAAAACATCCAAAGCTTTAGGTAGAAATTTAGGGGATGCCTTTGAAAGACTAGTAAGAGGTGCAACAAAGTTAGAACCCGAACTACTAGACGAATTAGGTATTTTTACTAAACTAGACCCGTCTACTAGAAAATATGCTCAGTCTATAGGTAAAGCTGTAACAGAACTATCAGAGTTCGAAAGACGCCAAGCCTTTGTTAACTCTATCATTGAAGAGGGTAACAGAAAGTTCGGTGACCTGAACACTACAGCTCCTAGTGCACAAAAAAGTTTAAACAAACTAGCAGTTACTCTACAAAACTTAGGTGCTCAATTTGGCATCCTATTATCTAACCACTTAGCTCCTGTGGCAGACTTCTTCTCAGAAAGTCTGGCAGGGGCTATTTCTGTTTTTGGGTTAGTGGCGGCGCAGATATCTAGAACAGCTACTACTCAAATAATAGGAGGGTTTGATGCTTTAAGTAACAAATTTGATCAGCAGAGACGAGCATTTATTGAGAATGCAAAACAGACTGATCGCGCTAAAAAAGCATTGCTAGAGTTTAACCAGACGATGAATGCTACCCCTAGAGTAACTACTGTGTTTAGAGGTGGAGACGCTATTGAAGGTACTGCTAAGCAGCTCTTTGCTTTAGGACAAGCAGGTAAAGTATCAGCCTCTAACATAACAGAATTTCAGACAGCTATGAATGAGCAAGCTAGATTAGCTACTGTAGCAGCTAATAAATATCAAGCTGCCCAAGATAAAATACTATCTAAACAAGCTAAAGGCGGTATAACTAGAGGGGAGCAGAGAGCTTTAGCTAATTATTCTCTTTTACTGTCAAACGCTCAGAGAGATCAGTTACGTTTTGCCCAGGCTGCGGCTGCGTCTAACGCTGCTGTTAGAGCACAAAGTAAAACACTAGCTATAGGCGCACAGGCTTGGAAAGCTTTTGGGGCCGCTGTTAGTTTTGCAAGTAAAGCTATGTCTTTAGCATTCAGAGCTTTTAATGTATTTCTATTAGCACTGTCTATAGGACCTCTAGTGTTAGAATTAGCAGGAAGAATTGACATTCTAAATAAAGCTATAGATAAACTAAAAGAAATGTTTACCGCTGCGAGAAATGCTGCTAAAGATACCGCTATAGGATTTGCCGCACTGTCCAATTCTCTAAATGCAGGAGAGATAGTAAACAAATATGAGTCTATAGGTATAGCAGCTCAAAGATCACAAAAGTTACAACTACAGGCGTTAGATGATATTGCGGCTACTTTAAAAGCTAGAGATCCTTTTGAGTCCCTAGTAGGGGGCGAAAAAGCAGCTAAAAACACTACAGGGGCTATAGGTGCCGTAGGCGGTGCCCTTACAGCTTTAGGATTGGCAGCTACAGGAATAGCAGGTACTGTTAGCGCTCCTTTTCTAGCTATAGGTGCACTTATTGGTGGAGTGGTAGTGGGTATAGACGAGCTAGCTGCAAGCACCTTAGGTTATGAGCCTATAATTAGAGGGGCTCTAACTAGTGTTATCTCTTGGTTTAAACAAGCAGAAACAGAAGTAGAAGCCACTAATAGATCTATTGAAGACTTACAAGGAGTAGTAGCAAACTTAACAGAAGAATTTGCTAAAACAGGTAATAAAGAACTACTAGTCCTAATAGATACGTATGAACTCTTTATAGATTCTGTCAACTCTGCTACTGTAGCACAACAACAGTTTATAGGTTCAATCGCAAGATTAACAGGACAAAATGCTAACTTAATTCAAGACTTACTAGGAGACTCGTTTGAGGACGGTAAATCTGTGCTTGACGGCGTTATTTTAGGTATTAATGGAGTAGGGGATTCAATAGAGCAACTTAGAGGTGCTGCAGGGCAAGGCCTTGATACTTTTATTGGTTTCCAGGCTGTTCTTTTAAAAACAGAACAATCCAACAATGCAGCTTCGACTAGTGCTAAAGAGTATATAAATCAAATCCAAGCTTTAAGAACTGCTCAAAGTAATTTAAGTAATACTATTGAGTCAAATAATAAGAGTATCGAAGTAACAAAAGACGTAATAGCAGACTTAACGGCGAGGCTAGCCGGTGCATCTGAAGAAGTACGTACAGGACTAGAGCAAAGAATAAAAGAGTTAAGCGGAGAACTAGTATTACTTCAGAATAATACTAACGCTATGTCTGCGAGTTTTGAGCGTAATAAAGATAAGGTAAACGAACTGTCTTCTGCATATGATGTATTAAATAAACAAGTCTCAAGAAATGAAGCCGTTGTAAAAGCGTTTGATAGCGCTGCTAGGTCTGTGAGTAATTTTGACTTATCGGGGGTTATCAATCCTGACACAGGCGCTATAGCAGCTAATGCTACTGAGGTGTTAGCTAATAAAGTAGCTGTTTTAAGAGGTGAACTTACTGAGCTGTCCAATTTAGAAGCTCAATTAGCATCCTCACAAGAACGCTTAGCCTCTACATCAGACGTCGCTGCACAGTCTCAATTAACTAATCAAATTAATACTTTAAAGAAACAAATAGTATCGGCTGATACTCAAAGAGACTTTTTAAACAAAGCTATCGCAGGAACACAGCTTTCTCAAATTCAAAACTTAACAGCTATGAATAAGCAAATGGATGATTTGCTTACTAAACAAGCACAGCAAGCTACTATAAGAGGCATGCAAGCCGACATAAAACTGCTACAAGCTAGAGAGTCTGGCGCTCAGCAAAACTTTGCTACAGAAAGAAGATTAGCAGAACTAGCTATTTCTACTGCTAATATCCAAAGAGACATAACATCTGAAAGATTAAATACTCAAAAGACTGTGATCGAAGGCGAGATAGCTAACTCAGAAGCTATGAAAGAACAGTCTCGTATCCAATCAGACATCCGTAAAGAACGTATCGATGGTATAATTCAGCAGCTACAGTATGAAAAAGACATATTAGCTATAACAAAACAGGCTATGGACTCTAATTATAATTTTTTTGACGAGAATGAGAATAAGCTACTTAAAGCTTTAGCTAGTTTAGGCGATATCGGAATAGATAATAAGATGGCTAAGGCAGAAGATGCCTTAAAACGAGAAGAGATTAGGCTTACTCAAGAGCAAATGGCGCACGACCAAACTATAATTGCAGCCAAACAAAACTTAATAAACCAAGAGATAGCACTGCTTCAAGACGAAAAAAGCGCTAGAATAGCGGATATTAATGATAGACGTAAATTATTGTTGATGCAAGCGGCAGAAGATGCCAGAAGACTACAAGAACAAAAAGCTTTACTAGCAGTACAAATTAACTTAGCACAGACTCAAAGAGCCTTTGAACAAAGAAACCAAGCTAAAGCTAACGCTGACAAGGCAAGTGATGCACAAGCCCTCATACAAGCACTAAGTAATAACCCAGAAGCTCTAAAAGCAGAACTAGGAGAAGATGCTTTTAACGAGTTACAAACAGCGCTATCTATCTTAAGCAGTAACGTAGAAAAACTAAATGGTAACCTACCAGTAACCTCTCAGGGAGATGTGAGCTCACCGTCAGAAAGATCTGCTACCTCTTCACAGCCTGAAGCCCCTAGTATAGACTCTACTGCTATAGTATCTGGACTCAACCAAATAGCTAACTCAGCTATACCAGCTTCTACTTCTCAAATAGTTTCTGCAGTCCAAAGTGCTGCAGGAGCTGTATCTGCTACTGAGTCTAAACAGCAACAGGCAGCTGCGCAGCAGATGAAAAACATAGATAATCAAATAGCAGGCCAAAGGCAGATATCTGATGCTATAAATAGTAACTCTGATGCTCAAATGGGTTTGGCGCAGCAACAAAATAAAACTGCTGACGCTCAAATAGCTAACATGAATTTAGAAAGAGCTAATATAGCAAGAACTGGGCAATTAGAAGGGCAACTAGGAAAAGCTAGAATAGAGAACACTAAACAGGCTATTGAGCAGGAAAGAAAAAAGAGTAAGCTTCAGTCATTACAAAATCTTAGTAATACTTTTGTAGATATCGGTGGGGCTTTAAACGCTCTGTTAATTGATAAAAAAGCAGAAGCTGTAGAAGATGCTACAGATACCTATAATACTGCTCTAGATGAACAAAAAAGTGCTCTTGAAGCTGCTGAAGGTGCATTAAATAGTCAAATTGCTGCCACCATGAAAATGAAAGAAGTAATGGAGGAGCGTAGAGACTTAGAGCTAGAAATGGCCAGAGTGGTAGGTTATGGGGTTGATGGCGCTTCTGACTATTTTAAACGCCAGCAGGAGTACTTAGCTAGTATAGATAGTACTATTTCTCAAGGTAAGGAGTTAGGAGACCTAAATAAAGAAAAAGCTTATGCAGACTTAGAAGCTGCAAACGCTACCGCTGCTGCCGCTACGGCAGCTAAAAATCTTGCTAGCGCTACTGCGGCTCTTGAAAAAGCAGAAGGGAGCTTACTAGGTAGATTAGCTTCTGGCGTCACAACAGTAGGTAAGTTTACAAATTCTGTAATTGCTATGCTAGGAGCTTTCAAAGGGGTGTCCTCTATTAAGGGTGATTTAGGTAATGTGTTAGAAGGTGGGTTTAGCAGTATCGGAGACATATTTAAAGAGTCTTTAGGTATTCAAACAAAAGAACTAAACAAGGCTACCTATGACGCTACAGAAACCGCAAGTCAGAATCAAGAAACTTACCTACAAAAATATTCAGGGATGAGTAGTGGGCAAGCTAGACCAGGAGAGTTAAAAGGCGATGCGGTACTAGGAACTTTAGGTGCTGCTGCGGTCGGGGCTTTCTCTGCATCCTTAGTAGAAGGTGGGGGCAGTTTCGGTGAAACAGTCGGATCAGCAGTTGGAGGTGCCTTAGGTAATTTAGCTACTCCTATTATCGGAGACTTCCTAGGCAGTGCTTTAGGAGGTCTCGGTAACTTTATAGCGCCTGTTATTGGAGGATTGATTGGTAACTTTCTAGGCGGTTGGTTAGGTGATCTATTTGCAAGGACAAAAACATCAGTGGGAACTGTAGATTTAGGCTCTGGAGGAGTATCTCAAAGCGGTGAACAATCTGAGTTTGTAGGGGGCATAGCCTCTTACGGTTATAATATAAACAAAGCGCTAGAAACGATTACAGGACTAGAAACAGGTATTAATTCTCTAACAGCTGTATTCTCTAGAAAAGGTAGTAGAATAAGAGCTAGTTACGTATCGGCTGGCGGGGAAAAAGTAGATTTTGACTCAAATGACCAAATAAAAATACAAAAAGCTGTTTTC